CTATGTACGAAATTGGTAGAGATGATTGGGGTGAAATACTCTATGTTCAGAGGAAAGTGGCGTTAGAAAAGGCGAAGGTATCATGGTAAAAGATAAGTACAAAGAGTACTACATGAACATTGCAATGGACACCGCTCAATTGTCCACAGCGATCAAAAAGAAAGTAGGTGCGGTTGTCGTCAAGGATGATCGCATCATCTCTGTAGGCTACAATGGCACCCCTTCTGGATGGGATAATGCTTGTGAGTATTGGGAAGCCTACCCCGAAGTTAAATGGGATGTTGCTGGTGCAGACTTAGACATTTATGGGGAGTATAAAACCAAACCCGAAGTTCTACACGCAGAGGCGAATGCAATCACCAAACTCGCACGGTCTACTGAGTCTGGAGAGGGTGCAACGTTATTCTGTACAGCGATGCCTTGTATCGAGTGTGGAAAGTTGATACACCAGACAGGTATAAATACTGTATACTACAGTGAGGATTATGAATCCTCGAAGGGTAGTGGTAAAGACTTTTTAATTAAGTGTGGTATCAAAGTAGAGAAAATCTAAGGAGAATTCTCATGGAATGGTTAATTTTAGCGTTAGTAGTAGGCGCAGGTGCGATCTGGTGGAAAGGACGCGAAGCTCGTCGTTCAGACGGTGCTGGTGGTTCTGGATCAGGTAACGGCGGTAGCGACCTGAAGTAATGAACTCCCGTCTGTTATTGAAGTATGTTATCGTAATGCCCATCGCTTTTGTTTGGGATGTGACTTACATGATCATATCTGGGATTTACGATCTTGCTACATGGATCGATCGTCGGGGTGAAAAATTTCTCGACAAACATTTCTCATAAAAAACGGGCCCCGCAATGGGGCCTCATCTTGACTTAACAATTTTTTTATTGTACACTATACGTTATGAATATCTTTTATCTTGATCCAGATCCAATCATTTGTGCAGAACAACACTGTGATGCACATGCCAGTAAAATGTGTGTCGAGTATGCACAGTTACTTTCTACTGCACATCGTGTGGTTGATGGTGACTACTACATCGGCCGTACAACCAAGGGGCATCGTATCAAACGATACTTTCACCCCGATGCACTCATGAACCATGAACTGTACAAGGCGTGTCATGTCAATCACCCGTCCGCAATCTGGGTTCGTCAGTCTGCCGCAAACTACAATTGGTTGTACGAACTCTGGGCGAACCTTTGCACCGAGTATACATATCGTTACGGCCGTACACACGAGTCGTGGCGTAAACTGGAGTATCATCTTTTATTGCCGCCTATGCAGATCAGTGACAGTGAGTTCACTCAACCTACACCGGCAATGAAACAATATCCGGAATGTATCGTCGAAGGGGATTCGATACAATCCTATCGCAACTTCTATTGGGCAGACAAACGTGAGTTTGCTCGATGGACTAAACGAGACAAACCTGAATGGTGGAACGAATATGAACGGGAAGGGAGACAAGCCGCGACCATTAGCGGTTGATCACAAAACATTCTCCGACAACTGGGATAAGATCTTTGAGTCAGAGAATCCATTAGAGAGACCTTTCGATATGTGGCGTCACGAGTGTGCGAAAGAACGTGCAACGATGCTAGTAGAGAAAGGTAAGGCCTGTAACTGGTGCGGATTGTTTGAAGATGGCAGCTCGGATTAAGAAAAAGTTTACTGCAAAGAAGAAAACAACACTGGTACCCGAACCTAAGTGGGATCGTCTACGTAAAGCAAAAACCGAACAGGATCGGTACAACGCTTTTCTTTCGGTCGAAGATTATGTACACTATGAAGTGACTGATCGTGAATATCTTCATTCGATGAAGAAGTGGGTTCGAGACCATAGTGGTTGGGAAGTTGATTTGACAACACTACCCGACCCCTATCTTCTTGCGTTTGCGAAACAGGGTTGGAAGTACTTCCAATTGGGATATATGCCCGAACGTGTGGCCGAGTCTCTGAGGGACAACCTTCTACCTTTGTATCAACGTGGGGCAGAACTACGTGAAAAGATTTTCACGGAACCCACGATGCACCCGTCTGTCGTAGAGTTGGAGTCGGATCACAAACTACACCCCGACAAGGTGAAGACGTGGATCAGTGCATGGAAGGGTAACAAGGACATAGACTCGAAACGTTATGTGTCGAACATGCAGACCTATTTACGAACAGGTATATGGTTGGATGCATGTTATGGATTGAACCGTGAATACAAGTCAGTGCCTATCTGTATTGCTGTTGCATACGATCAGGAAGGCTTTGCGAAACGAACGAAGGGTGTCTACTACCCCGATTTAGGAAATGTATGGAAATAAAAGAAGATCAACTTAAAAACCTTGTTATGACCAAAAAGAAGTTTCAAGGATTGGTGGAAGAGACTGTGCGAGATCTGGCCTTGAACTACCTTGATGCAATCATCCACTTGTGTGATAAGTACAAACTGGAACCCGAAGATGCCAAGAAGTATATCAGTCCGGTCATCAAGGACAAACTCGAAGCCGATGCCATGCGTCTGCGATACATTCAGGGTGGTGATTCGGTTCTTCCCCTTTGACTAAACGACGTGCGTTACTGACCTATGGCGACAACAACGCCGCACCACCAATCGAACTGCCTGACACGAAACTGTTTCAGTCAGAACGAGGGTCACTCGCACGTAATTATTTCGAGAACAAACTAGAGTTGCTGAATCAAGAGTATCAGAATCTAGTGGAACTCTCGAAGATAAACGAATACCTGTACAACGCATCGTACAACTTTGTCCCCCGTGTTGGGGTGGCTTACCACCTTTACCTTATCGAAGGTAAATCGATTCTGAGTCTGATTGAACCACACCAGTGGGACAAAGAGTGCTTGGGATCTTATGTGTATACGGCCGATTCTGTTTGGAAACCGCTTGAAAACTCCGAATAGTTTTGGTACTATATACTATGTCACGTATACAGTGACGACAAACAAACTAGAAACTATACAGAGGAAACTCATATGTCATTCGCTAATCTAAAGCGCAACCGTAACACCATCGCCGATCTGGTCGCATCGGCAAACCCCGAAACTAAGAAGGACAAGTCAGCCTAAGTCGATGAACGCCAGTGGAAACCCACGGTAGACAAGGCAGGGAATGGTTATGCCGTGGTTCGATTCTTGCCAGGCAAGGATGGTAACATGGAATTTGTCCGTTACTGGGATCACGGGTTCAAAGGCCCAACTGGTCAATGGTACATCGAGAAGTCTCTGACTTCTATCGGTCAACAAGACCCTGTATCAGAGATGAACAGTAAGTTGTGGGCGACAGAGAATGATGAAGACCGTGCACTAGTGCGTGAGCGCAAGCGTCGTCTACACTATGTCGCAAACATCCTTGTGGAGTCAGATCCATCTAACCCTGAGAACGAAGGTAAGGTATTCCTTTACACTTTCGGTAAGAAGATCTTCGATAAGATCATGGATCAGATGCAACCACAGTTCCAAGACGAAGAACCAGTAAATCCATTCGATTTCTGGGAAGGTGCTTCATTCAAGTTGAAGATCCGTAATGTCGAAGGCTATCGCAACTATGATAAGTCAGAGTTTGCATCACCCGCTCCACTATCGAACGATGATGATGAACTTGAGAGGATCTACAACGGTCTGTATGATCTGAACGAGTTTACTGATCCGTCGAACTACAAGACTTATGATGAGTTGGAACAACGTCTTCACTTGGTTTTGGGTCAGATTGAGACGCCTCGGTCAACGTCTCAACAAGTTCAGATGGAAACTGTACGTGAGGCAGCGCCAATGAAATCGACGCCTGCCCCAGAACCTCGATCAGTTTCCACAGACGACGATGAAGAAGACACAATGTCTTTCTTCTCCAAGTTGGCTGCTGAGGACTAACCTGCATAAGCGCTCGCTCGTGTGCGGTTGTCATTTGTTGGTGACGGCATCGAGCGAGAACTTCCCACAGTGTTTTGAGTATTATTCGTTTGAGCTGAACTCACAGAGTTATCCTGTATTACTACAGTGTTAGCCTGTGAGTTTCCTGCATTTGAAACACTCTCTTGATTAATCGCATTCGTGACTGTACTAGAGTTGTTTGTTCCACCAATCGCATTAGTGAGGTTAGACGTATTAGACGTACTGTTAGTGTCTCCACTAATCGAACCCGTTGATCCCGATCCTGCCCACTCATAGACTGAGTTAGGTATTGGGTTCAGATTGATCGTACCACCCCCAAACTCACCAAGGATACCAAGATCAGCTCTGGGTAGTTCAAAGGTTGCGAAGTCTGCGGGAGGTAATGCGGCGAGTACTAAGTTCTTGATACCGTTCAAGGCCATAGAACCAATCTCACTTATCTTTGTAGTGAGGTCATCGATAGCTTGATTCACAAAGTTAGTTATACGATCAGGTAGTCCGCCTATCCATTCAAATACACTAGAGATTGCATCTTTCACCCCCGTGACCAACTCTCCAATTTTTTCATATGCAAGGTCAACAAGATTACTAGCACCTTCTGCAAAACTGAATGAGTCAAGGAAACCAGAAGCTTCGTCAAAACCAAGTTTTTCCAGTATCCATGAGGTCAAATCTTTGAGAAGGTCTATAGGCATCATAATGAAGTTGAGAATACCCTTTTGAAAACCCTTCATTACGGCTATAAATTTGTCGCCGAGAGTGGCATTCTCATCGAGATTTTCAAATTCACCCATGATGCCTTGAAAGATATCGATAGCCAAGAATATAGGATACGCTAGTCTACCTAATAGTTGTCCTACTCTACCAGCGAATTTAACTATCGGATTGTTTGCCAGACCTGTAAAGAAGTTTTTGATAGGTGCGAATGCCTTACTGAGTAGTTCACCTAATTCCTTTGCGCCTTTCGAGAAGTCAAGAAAACGAAAGATACGTCCGCCAAGATTTTTAAAGAACTGACCAACACGAACAACCTGATTCTTTATAAACTTTGCAAAATCTTCTACCTTTCCGATAGTATTTCTGAAAGTTTTACGAATCATGGCATAGAAACCTTGAACCGCTCCAGCAGCTGCTGCAATACCAGCAGCGACACCAGTAATAAGAGGAATACCAGGCCCAGTGTTTGTATCATCGGGTGAAGTTGATGGTGCGGTAGGTGATGCTGGAGGGCGCAACACGCTCTGTTCACGACGTGCTTCCGCCGCGATACGCATCTGTGTTCGAATCATTCCAAGGAATTCCTCGAACTGTGTGATCAAGGTACCAAGACCCTGATTCTGCATTTGAAACATGATGATAGTCTGTTCTTTTAGATTACCCAACGTCTCGTTGGTTTCCATCTGTTCTAAGACTACATCATCCAGTGTAATTGCCGCCATTGTTTGCCTTCTCTCTAGCTTGTTTTTCTTCTTCTAATGCTTGTAACAAGAGAATTGTGTGAACTTCTCTTTCCCAAGGTATCATATTATCTAGTTCTGTCAGTGTATAATTGTGATGCCTCTGGAGCAAAAAGTTCACCTTGAAGTGATTTGACAATTCTTCATGCGCGAGGCATATTAAAAAAAACTTTGCATCCCCTTAATTTCAATTGTATTCTTTGCACCACAACCTTGACATACCAACGGTAGATCATACTTGACTGTCGGTGAGTTCTCAAAGAACGATGTCACCTTTGCAAACTGATCTTGTGTCATTGACTCAAGGAATGCAACCACACTCTCGAATGATTCGTCCTCGATGTCGATTCTTTCGTCACCACTAAACACAGTCTTGATCGAGCTTGCAATCAGATTGAATCCAAGATCATCGGAGTTTGTGTCGGTCGGGATGTCACGATAACTAGGATACTTCATCTCTACCCGAATCGTTTCACTCAACTCAATCATTGTTTCTGTGTTTGCTTCCGTACAGACAATCTCATCTAATGGGATCGTCACAGTGTTTTTGTGATCACACTCCGGACACTGAAGTGTAATGTCACTTGTCTCACCAGTTGACTTACTACGCAACTGAATGAAGATGTACTCCAGATCAAACGTTGTCAAAGTATTCACGTCAATATCTTCAACACAGGCCGCGATTGTATCGTAGACTGCATTCATAATCTGTCGTGGATCTTCTGAACTTGATGCGATCAGTAGAACCTTTTCTTCTCTGACCAAGTAGGGACGATATCTTAACTCATTACCTGTTGATGGTACGGTTAACGTATACTTGGGTGTGTCATTTAGCTTTGGTAAAGCCATAATCAATCTCCATGATTAAAATTTCAAAGTGTCGTAAATCTTCTTACCTATGCGACTACCGATATCGGTTGTAACACTATTGCTAACATCGATGCTGGTGTTTCGTCCACCCTGAAGTTGATATCCTCTCCAGTTTCTATAACTGAACTCAACTGTGATTTCTGATATTGTACCCTTTGCATCATCTGACAACGTTTCTTGTGTAAACGATACAGGGTACGCTCTTTCAAGGTGCCATGTATATATCACTCTACCACTTGACTCAAGATCGATATCAGTGTTTAGATTGATGTTGACAATTCCTAGATCGAGATTAAAGTTCTTATCGATAATAGGAACGGCTATACCACGATCCAGTTGGAAGATACGAATATCTTTCATGTAATCATCTGGATATGAAACGGTATAGTGATTTTCTCGTGTGGTGTCATATCGACTAACAATCGAGTTCTGCCAGTCTTCAATGTATTGTCGTGTTAACTGATCATTCAGAACCCGAAAGGTCATCGAAATAGATGGGTTAGAATATCCGTATGCAACCTTATCCATGTCCATACCCACTTCACGATCAACCGACAATAGGTTTCGACTGGGTAGGTTAATTGATTTCACAAAGAATTCAATGGACTGTTTTTGTTCACCATTCAGGTTACGTGTTGGTAGACTGACATAGTACAGACTGGGGTTTGAGAAACCCCCGCCTGCGGTAATCTTTGATTTTAGATCATCTAGTGTAGAGATCTTCATGAAATCATTCTCCTTGCATCTGCATAGGCCTGACTACGTCCACCCTTCTGCCATTGTGCTGCGGGTAAGAACGTGGCGATCTCCCATTCTGCGGGTGGTACGTAAGACAACTGACCTTCCACCTGAGATGTGAGATAATGTTTGTAACAGGGTTTGAAGTAACGCATCTTGGACGCACTCTTCAACATTCGGTAAGATAGACTGAACTTGGTTGTTTCATCATACGCCTTGTTGTTGGTGACGTTCATTAGTTCATCAAGAAACTTTGCACGAAGGGGTATCGGCAAATAGTGTAGATTCAGGCCATAGAACCCACCCTTTGCTGGACCGACTGCGATGATCAACGGGAACGAATCATAGTACGGCAGTTGTTCGCGAGTCTTCGGATCGTAGAAAAACATATACATGCTTCCCGATACACTCCTTTCTCTTTGTTCGATAGGTTCAGATTTCATCAACTCGCGACGGTTGACTCGCATGTTCTGCACACGTTTACGAAACCATGCACGAGACTCTCGTGTGCGTGGTGTGATCCCCGCACGGAATGCCTCGAACTCTACCTTCTGAAATAAGTTACTTGCCACGATTCTCGATCATCCTAGATGCTTTGTCTACCCATATTTGTGGAAACAGGCCGTGAACGAACAACACAAATGCAACACTCCATGCAAAACGAAGATGTTCAAAGTAGGATTCGTTTACGTCGTCTAAATGTTTCATTATTCTATTTAGTCTTTTTTCTCTTATATTTTGGCAGGGGTTTGAGTTTCTTCAACGGTTTACCAATCATTGACTTGAGGGGTTCGGTCTTCTCAGTCCAGATCTGGAACTCCCATCCACGGTCAAGTGCATACTCATTGGCCGCTTCCCACTTATTCAT